CCTATCCTCCGGCGTATTACTCGGCGCCGCGGTACTCCACTACGCTGTGGAACTACTCGCAAATGATCAAGCTGCTGCGCTCGCCGCTGCAGGCCGTGTCGAAAATCACCTATACCGACAGCGTGACGCAGCTCATCCAGGCGCTCTATCCGTCGCTGTTCAACTGGATGCCGCTGAACGAGTACGTCATCGGCGACAAAATCGAAGACTCGAACGGCAACCTGCAAGTGGTGACGGCCGTCACCGAAGGCGACGAAGACCACACGTCCATGAGCGGCGCAACCCAGCCGACCTGGGCGACTGGCGTGAACGCCACCACCACCGACGGCATGATCACCTGGACAAATTTCGGAGCGCCACCCGACTCCGGAGATTTCGTGTACGACGCCGACAGCACGCCGCCGCGCATCTTCCCGAATCCAGGCCAGACCTGGCCGCCGGTGCTCTACGTGCCGAACGCGGTGCAGATTCACTTCACCGCCGGTTACGGCAACGACGGCAAAGGGTCGCCCGCGGCCATGCGCCAGGCGATGCGGCTGATCATCGCCGACGCTTATTTCAACCGCGAGTCGGCCGTCGCCGGATCGGTCAGCGCCAATCCCGCGCTGGTGCGCCTGCTGTGGCGCTGGCGCGTGCCGAACATGTCGCCCACCCGCGGATAACGACTTTGAAAACTTTTTACCAGGAGAACTCACCCATGTTGAAACGCCCATCTCTCTGCAAACGAATGGTTGCTGTCGCGCTGCTGGTCACGCTGGCCAGCGTGGCCGCCTTCGCCATCGCCACCTCGCTCAGCACCCAGGTGCTGCTCATCAACGGCTCGGCCGCTTCGCCCATCACCGCCGGATCGTTGACCGTCACCTTAACCGCCTGCGATGCGGTGAACGGCAACTCATTCACCGCTACCGGCCGCGAAGTTCTGATCGTCGACAACACCGGCGGCAGCACCTACACCTTCACCGCCACCAGCGTGGCCGATCCGTTTAATCGACTCGACACCTCGCTGACCAACTACTCACTTACCGCCGGCACCATTGCCGCCGTGCAAATGAAGAACCTTACCGGATGGCAGCAGAGCGGGCTGATCCAGCTCACCTGCAGCAACGCCGCGGTGAAGTACGCCGTGCTGCAAACCAACTGACGGATTTTTACTTGCCGTCATTCTGAGCGAAGCGAAGGATCTCGATTGCCACTGCCCAGATTAAGTTCGCGGCCGCCCGTCGCCGGTGCCTACACCACGCCGGGCGCGTTCAATCGCTGGATCACGTTCTGCACCGCGGCGAACGTGCCCAGCGGAGTTCCCGCCAGCCCAGCCTTTACGAGCTGGGCGGCGATCCGCGGACTGCAGGGCCGCGAGCTCGACAAGGCGCAGCAAATTGGCCAGCAGGCTTCGCACCTGGTGACCGTGCCGTACCAGCCCGGCGTGCAGGCCAGCATGGTCATTCAACTGAACGAAGCAGGCAGCACGCGCACTTTCCAGATTGTCGATATCGAGGATCCCGACGAGCGCAACATCGAGCTGCGGCTCATGTGCTCCGAGCTGGGATCCAACGCCGGCGGCGCCAGCTAAACAACCTCACAAGGAAAATTTCCCATGAAGACTCGCAACCCATTTCTGCTGCTCATCCTCGCACTGCTCTTTGTCGCGCTCGGATTCGTTCCTCCTGTTGCTCACGCGCAGCAGGGCGCGCAGATCAATCAGGCGGCCGGCCAGCCTTGGCAGCTCGGGCAGGCCTGGTGCTTCGGCAGTGCTACCGGCTGCCCCGGTGGCGTCACTCAGCTCCCATCCGGATCGTCGGCCGGTCCGTTCACCGCCAAAGGCCTCAGCAACTGGCGGCTGCTGTTCGTGACCTCGGGAACGGTTTCCGCCTGCACGGCGAGCGTCGACTCTTCCACGCTCGGCATCAACTTCACCACTGGCGGCATTCTCAGCGCCGCCACCATCGGATCCTGCGCCTCCGCGGGAAGCTACGTCACCACATCCGCCACCACTCCCACGAATTACGGCCAGCTGACGGTAACCGTCACCGGCAATGGATCGGTCACGGTGGTGCTGTTCGGCTATACCGAGGCTCCCGGAGGCAGCAGCAGCGTCTCGGTGAGCTCGCTGCCCGCATTGCCCGCCGGTACGAACACCATCGGCAACGTGAACCAGAGTCTGGGAACATCGGGATTCGGCAAGGTCACTGACGGCACCAATACGGCCGCGGTCAAGGCGGCGTCGACGGCCGTGCAAGCGACAGATCCCTCGCTTGCGGTCGGACTCTCGCCGAACAGCCCGCTGCCCACTGGTTCCAACACGATTGGCGGCGTCAACATTCAGAACGTCACCGCGATCGGCACCGCGTCAGTCACCAACACGCAATGCGCCACGGTGGCCGTCGGCGGCGCCAGCCAGATCGCCGCAGTCGTAAGCGGAACCTACACCGGCACCTTGCAGGCTAGTGTTTCGATCGACGGCACCAACTACACCAATGCCCTGCTGTATCCCACCTTCCCCAGCGGCACGGCTATATCGAGCATCACGGGCGGCGCCGTCGGCCAGTGGGAATTGCTGCCCTTCGGCGCGCAGAATGCGAAGGTGTGCGGCAACACCGTCGCCACCGGCACGGCCGTTGTAACTTTGGTCGCCACGCCGGGCAGCGGTTTCAGCCTCGACAATATCGGTCTGTGGGCTGGATCGCTGCTTGGCGCTCCCTCCAACTACGGCACTTCGCCAGGCGCGGTGCTGGTGCCCGGGGTGAACGCCTTCGTCACCAACGTGCTCACCCTGCTGAGCCACATGACGGGCACCACGCCAGGCACTGCTCCCAGCGATACCGACATCGTCGGTTGCATATTTAATTCCTTGCGGCCCGCGCCCAGCAACGGCCAGACACTCCCATTTCAATGCGATAGCACCGGCAACGCTTTTGCCGCCCTTGCGCCGACCTCGGCCGCCGGCACCGGACTCAGCGTGTTCTCGAACGCCGCCGTCACCACTTCGGTGAACGTGAAGGCCTCCGCCGGAAACATATACGGCTACCAGGTCGTAAACGGCTCGGCCTCGGTGTGCTATTTGCAATTCATCAACTCGGCCGGCGCAGGCACGCTCGGCACCGGATTTACTTTCTCTGTGGCCGTGCCCGGATCGGGCGTCAACGGCGGCGTCTTCGGTCCGTTCATCTTTCCCGTTTCGCAGCAGACGCAGGCCACCGGCATCGCCGTCGGCCTTTCCACCACGCAGAACGGCAGCACCGCCTGCGGCAGCTCCGGCATAGTCACCGTTTGGTACAAGTAGCATGAAAACTTTCTCTCGCATCGTCGCCTTCGCAGCGCTGCTGACGATCGCGCTCTGCGTGTGCCTGCTCGCTTCGCTGCCGATCGCAACTCCGGCGCGCGCGGGCACGCAGTCGCTGCCCGCCATCATTCCCATGATGGCGACTCCGCCGCTGGTCGCGCCTACCGGCGGCTGTCCCGGCGGCACCGGCGGATCGGCGGGCTACTGCGCCGTGCAGCTCAACGATCTGCCTTGGGTGCGCGGTGTGTTGATCATCTTGCGCTGGGCGCAAAACCAGCCGACGAACGGCGTCGATCTTGGGGTCGAATCGAACACGACAGCCGGCAGCTACAACTACGCCAACATCGACACCGTCATCGAGGGCTACACTTCGCAGAACTGCGGCGCGAATCTTCCCGGCGGCGCCGCGCCCTGCCTCGTCGCACTCGCTGATGGCAGCTCGAGCTCGTCGACCACCAACGCCAACATTCCGCTCTATGTTTTAGATCAGCCCTGGGCAAACACTGCCGCGCTGCCCTGGGTGGCCAACTCCACCTACCCTTACGGCTGGACGGTCACCTATGGCGGCAATTACTACCAGGCGCAACCAACAACCGGCACCTGCAACGCCGGCGCGGTTCCGCCCACCACTCCTGGCACCTGCGTGTGGACGAACTTCAGCACCAGCGCTCCGCCGCAGGACATGAGTTTTTCCAGCTCGTTCCCCGGCACCAGTAATTCGAGCTGGCCCACCAACGGCAACTACAACGTGAACTCGGCCACCGCGTGCGGAGGTGGCCAGTGCACCGACGCGCTGCTGCAGGCGGGCTTTCCGGCAATGTTTGAAACGCCGGTGCTGCAGGCCAAAATCAACTGGATCAACAATGTTCAGCTTCACCTGGCGCAGGCGCCTTATGCCAGCCAGCTGCGCTACCTGCGCAACGCCGGCGGATCGGGCGGAGAAAATTTCCCACGCAACTCGGCGCAGCTTCAGCTCATCACCGGCAACAGCTCCACCGCCATGCAGAATGCTTGGGTGCAGTCGGTGGTGCAACTCATTCAAGGCATGCGCGCGGGCTATCCCGCGAACGCCACGTTCGGAATAGAAACATCGATCAGCGGCGGCGCCCTCGGTCTCTCCAACGCCAATGCCGACTCCATGGCCGCGGCTGCGGTGGCCAGCGGCGTGAACTTCGGCTCGCAGGGCATGGAGCTTTCCGACGTCACCGCCTACCAGAAAGGCAATGCCTGCACCGACGACTGGTGCGCGCTCTTCACCACCTACAACGGAAAGACTGCGTTCTTCGAGCTGCAAATGTTTGCCGAAAGCGACCCCAGCTGCAGCACATCGGTCTCGCCCACCGGATGCCTCACGGCACTGCTCTGGCTGGGCGCGCAGCTGCGCGGCACCGAACCGCTTTATCTGGAAATTTATTCGCAGGACTATCGCGGCACCTACGAGCCCACGTTCACCGATCCGCAGTGGACGGCGGGCTATGCGCCGAGCGTGAGCTATCAGCAACTCTTTCAGCAACTGTTCTGGGCAGGCGCTCCGGCGCCGCTGGGCGCAGGCCTGGCTTCGAGGACGCACTAGCCGTGCCCGTCTTGCAAGGTCTGACCAAGCAACTCGCCGCGACCCCGTCGATCGCGGCGCTGCTCGGCACGCGCCCGTCGACCAACCCGGCCGACACCGGAATTTTTATTTCGCTGGCGGTAAAGCAGGCGCAGCGGCCGTATCTGGTGCTGCACCTGGTGAGCGCGCCGCCGGCCGGAGCCACGCTTGACGGCGTGAGCGCGCTGAAGGATTCCGAGATCCAGTTCGACTCTTACGGTGACGATCCCATCAGCGCGCGCAAACTCTCGCAGCAGGTACTGGCGCTGTTTGCGGGCTTTTCCGCGGCGCTGCCCGACGGCACTGTGATCACCTTTACCGACGTCACCATGGACGGCGACGAGCCTTACGAACTTGGCGGCGGCGGCTATCTCTACCGCTCGCTGCTGCGCCTGCAAGCCTTCTACACCGAGGCGGGATCATGACGACGCGCGCGGCCACCGGCTACGGATCGAAGTTTTATGTTTCGTCCGACAACGTCACGTTCACTTCCGTCGCGCAGCTGCAGCGCTTCGTGCCCTCGGGATCGAAGCAGACCATGGTCGACCAGACCAACATTCTCACGCCCGACAATTTCACGCGGCCGCTGCCGGTGCGCATCGACTCCGGTGAAATCGATCTCGCCGGCGTGCTCGACGCCGCCAGCGGAAACATTCTGATTCTCGGCCAGCTGCACGCGAACCTGACGCCGGTGTTTTTCAAAGTGGTTCTCACCGATGGCACGCCGTACACCTTCGCCGGTTTCGTCAGCGAATACGTGCCCTTCAGTGTTGTCTACAACAAAGCCATCGGCTTCAGCGCCAAGGTGCGCGTCTCGGGCGCTTACTCCGGCCCGCTCGGCATCGCCTGAAAAACTCTTTTTCGACTTCTCTCACTTTCGATTTTAGGAGACCAATCCCATGAACTCGCTTCTGCTCTGCGCTCTCGTGTTGCTGCATCCCGCCGCCATCGTTCTGGCGATCGTCGTCGGCTTCTCGTTCGCACATGCCATCAAAGCCTTGCTGCTGGCTCTTTGCGGCTATGCCATCTTCGGCACCACCGTCGCCTATCCCGGCTATGGTTCGAAGCTGGCCTCCGGCGGAGCTGCTGGATCCAGCTACACCAACATCGCGCAGCTGAAGAAGGTTAACTTCTCTGGACTAAAAGCCGAGTTCGACGACATCACCAACCTGGACTCGCCCACCATTTTCAAGGAGTACATGAAGACCGTCGTCGACGGCGATACGGTTACGTTCGACGGCGTTCTCAACCCGGCCGACCCCACCAGCCAGAGCCTGCTCACCAACATTGGCACCGCGGGATCGGCGGCGCTGTATTACTGGAGGATCACGCTCACCAACGGATCGACGCTCATCTTCCAGGGCTATGTGCAGGACTTCAAATTCGGCGCGGAGTACAACAAAGCCATCACGTTTTCCGGCACCATCAAGATTGTCGGCAACGTCACCGCGACCTGGTAGGTTGAGCCGTTTGGCGGGCGTCTGAGCCCGCCGGCGAAATCCTGAGCA